GAAGGTTGGAAGACCTAAAGGGGATGCTGCAATTATGAACGAGTACAAAGCTCGTATGTTGGCTTCTCCTAAAAGTAGACAGGTGTTAGAAGCTATTCTTAGTGCGGCTTTGGACGATGAGCACAAGAACCAAGCAGCGGCTTGGAAGCTCGTTATGGATCGTATACTACCTTCAGGTATGTTTGAACAAGAGGTCACTAAGGGCAATCAGCGTAATGCTGTTAGTATCACTATTAGCGGTGTTGGGACTGATACGATCAATATAGGCGGCTCTAATGACTCTAAAGACGATGATGTCATAGAAGGAGACTTCCGAGATGTCTGAGTTAAATGTAGAGCTACTCCCGTGGCAGCAAGATGTCTTCAACGACAAGACTCGCTTCAAGATCATCGCTGCAGGTCGAAGGACTGGTAAGTCTCGTCTAGCAGCTTGGATGCTAATTATATACGCTTTACAGGCCACTAAAGGGCATGTCTTCTACGTAGCCCCTACACAGGGACAAGCTAGGGACATTATGTGGCAGACGCTATTGGAACTAGCGCATCCCATTATTAAAAGTACACACATTAACAACCTACAGATAACACTGATTAATGGTGCTACTATAGCCCTAAAGGGTGCTGATAGACCTGAGACTATGCGTGGTGTATCCCTAAAGTTCCTAGTTTTGGACGAGTATGCGGATATGAAGCCCACCGTTTGGGAGCAGATACTTCGTCCAGCACTTGCCGACCAGAAGGGTGATGCTATGTTCATTGGGACTCCAATGGGCCGTAACCACTTCTATGACCTATATACCTACGCAGTCACTGAAGAAGATCCTACGTACAAAGCATGGCACTTTACATCCTATGACAACCCTCTGTTAGACCCTAGTGAGATTGATGTAGCTAAGAAGTCTATGTCATCCTATGCTTTCCGACAAGAGTTCATGGCATCCTTTGAGGCACTAGGCTCTGAGATCTTTAAAGAGGACTGGATACAGTTTGGGGATGAGCCTGATGATGGTGATTACTACATAGCTGTAGACCTTGCAGGCTTTGCTGACGTTGCTCATGCACATACATCTAAGGCTAAGAAGCTCGACCAAACAGCAATAGCGGTTGTAAAAGCTAACACTGAGGGCTGGTACGTAGCTGACATTATCTATGGTCGTTGGGATATTAAAAAGACAGCTGCTAAGATCTTTAACGCTGTGGCTAAGTACCGTCCAGTATCTATAGGGATCGAAAAAGGAGCTCTAAAGAACGCTGTACTCCCTTACCTAACAGACCTTATGAAGGCTAATCAGCGCTATTTTAGGGTTGAGGAACTAACACACGGTAACCAAAAGAAGATAGATCGTGTTGTTTGGGCACTGCAGGGACGCTTTGAGAATGGTCAAGTAGTTCTTGGAGAAGGTGATTGGAATACAGAGTTTTGTGACCAGTTATTTCAGTTTCCAAACCAGCTAGTCCACGATGACCTTATAGACGCATTAGCCTACATAGACCAATTAGCCAAGGTTAGTTACTACGTAGACTTTGAGGAAGATGACTACGAAGTCCTTGATCCAATCACAGGCTACTAGGCCGTAGCACAACAGGAAATACACATGAATTTTGAAGAAGATAGTTTTATCATAGAACAGTCAGTTGAAGACTGGGTAATGGATAAAGTACAGAATTGGCGGGATCACTACGAATCTAACTATAAAGAGAACTTTGACGAATACTACCGACTATGGCGTGGTATTTGGGCTGGTAGTGACTCTATGCGTCAGTCAGAGCGCTCTAAGATTATCTCCCCAGCTCTACAACAGGCTGTAGAGAGCGCTGTAGCCGAAGTAGAAGAAGCTACCTTTGGACGTGGTAAGTTCTTTGACATTAAAGACGACAGTCAGGATAAGAATCGTATGGACATTCAAGTCCTACGTACTCTAATGACTGAAGACTTTGAGTACTGTAAAGTACGTAAAGCTGTAGCAGAGTGTATACTTAACTCAGCTATCTTTGGTACAGGCGTTGGTGAGATTGTACTTGACGAAGTTAAAGACATTCGACCAGCTACACAGCCTATCATGGATGGACAAGCTACAGCCATAGGCGTGTCAGAACGTGATCGAACTGTAGTTAAACTTCGACCTGTGATGCCTCAGAACTTCCTCATTGATCCAGCTGCAGTGTCCATTGAAGAGGCTCTTGGTGTAGCTATTGATGAGTTTGTACCTCTACATCAGATTGAACAGATGCAAGAGGCTGGTATTTATCGTGATGTTGAAGTTACGATTGATGCACCTGATGAGGACTTAGAAGCTGATAAAGAACTTGCTATCTATGACAATGACAAAGTACGTCTAACTAAGTACTATGGTCTAGTTCCTCGTTACCTCTTTGAAGCTTCACAGGTCATGGATGAGGATGAAGAAGTAGTAGAGCTCAATCCAGATAACACTAAAGGATCTAAGTACGTTGAAGCCATTATTGTTATTGCTAATGGTGGTACTCTTCTAAAGGCTGAAGAGAATCCCTACATGATGCAAGACCGTCCTGTAGTAGCATTCGCTTGGGACGCAGTACCTAGCCGCTTTTGGGGCCGGGGTATCTGTGAGAAGGGCTACAACAGCCAGAAAGCACTTGATACAGAGCTACGTGCTCGTATTGATGCTCTTAGCCTCACAGTACACCCTATGATGGCTGTAGACGCTTCTAGGCTCCCTCGTGGTACTAAGATGGAGATTCGTCCGGGTAAAACGATCCTAACGAATGGTAATCCTGCAGAGATCCTACAACCCTTTAAGTTTGGTAACCTAGACCCTAACACCTTTAACCAAGCTGCAGCACTACAGCAGATGGTACAGCAGGCTACAGGGGCTATTGACGCTGCAGGTATTCCGGGCTCTATTAACGGTGAAGGCACTGCAGCAGGCATCAGCATGAGCCTTGGAGCGATTATTAAGCGCCACAAGCGTACACTAATCAACTTCCAAGAATCTTTCCTGTTACCCTTTGTACGTAAAGCTGCTTATCGTTACATGCAGTTTGATCCTGAGCGCTACCCAGTCAATGATTACCAGTTTGTAGCTGCATCATCTCTTGGGTTGATTGCTCGTGAGTACGAAGTAACACAGCTTGTTCAGCTTCTACAAACTATGTCACCCGATAGCCCTCTATATGCGGCACTTATCGAGAGCATTGTAGACAACATGAACTTAGCTAACCGTGAAGAGCTCATAACTAAGCTACAACAAGCAGCACAACCAGACCCACAACAGGCTCAAATGGCTCAACAGCAGCATGAAGCTCAGATGCGTATGCAGGCAGCACAGACAGCAGCGTTTGAACAGCAAGCAGCAGACTTTTCAGCTCGTGCAGCTAAGAATAATGCTGAGGCTTCTGTTACCCAGTTTGACTCTGAGACTGATCGTATCAAAGCCCTAAGCAGTAACCTGCAGAAGGGCGATGCAGACGATAAAGAGTTTGAGCGTAGAGCTAGAGTGGCTGAGCTTGTACTAAAAGAAAAAGAACTTGAAATGAAAGCAGCGCAAGGAGTTATGAATGTTACTAACACCCAAACAAACAGTAGAAATTCTTCAGGACCTACTGAACAAGGTGGAAACATTGCAGACCAGATGCAGTAAACTTGAGGAGCGCTGTTCTAGTCTTGAGCAGCGTCCTATTACAAAAGCACCTACAAGTCAACGAAAAAGTTCAAAAACTTCTTGACAAATATGTTGACTTGTGGTATAATGTATGGTATATAACAAAGACTAAGGAATCCTAATGGACAACTCGCTAGTCAAGCAATACGAAGATTACTTTGATCTATTTAGCAGACCCGGTTGGCAGCTGCTGATGGAAGACATTGACAATATTGTTGATAGTCTTGATTCACTTAGTTATGTAAACTCTATTGAAGAGCTTCATAACTATAAAGGCCAACTAACCATCCTCAGACGTATTCAAGGCTTTCAAAATGCCATTGAGAGTGCTTATGAGGAAATCACGAGTGAAGACGCTTAAGGGCTAACCTTCACTTATAATAATATAGCATCCCTGAATCTTAGGGGAGTCTTATGATGGGATGCTTTAGGGTAAACAGTAGCTTACTGCCCCTATTAACATTAAGGCTACTTCCACAATGCGATTAAGCACGGAGTTTATATGGCTACACTTTTAGATGACGAGCGTCAAGAAGACAACAACGAAGACTTTGTAAACCTAGATGATCCTGTAATGGACGAAGTTGCCCCTCAAGAGGAAACGCAACTAGAGCCAGAAGATGATCTACCAGAGAAGTATCGTAACAAGACACCATCAGAAATTGCTAAGATGCACCAAGAAGCTGAGAAGCTATTGGGTCGTCAAAGCTCAGAAGTAGGTGAGTTACGTAAAATTGTTGATGACTTCGTAAAGACACAACTTGAAGCTAAGACTACCCCAGTACAGACTGAAGTAGAGGAAGAAGTAGATTGGTACTTAGATCCTCAGAAGGCTGTAGAGACAGCTATTTCTAAGCATCCTAAAATTAAGGAAGCTGAGCAACTGTCACAGTCTATGAAGCAACAGAAAGCTCTAGCGGAACTACAGGCTAAGCATCCAGACTTTCAGCAGATCTTAACAGACCCTGCTTTTGGTGAATGGGTGTCAGGCTCTAAGATTCGTCTACAGCTATTCAAACAAGCCGATGCAAGCTATGATGCTGAAGCAGCCGATGAGCTCCTTACCACTTGGAAGGAACGTAAGGCCTACACAGACAACGTAGTTGCTAACGAGCGTACAGAGCGTAAACAACAGGTTAAAAATGCTAGTACAGGCTCAGTAGCAGGCAGCGGTGAAGCACCATCACGGAAGATCTACCGAAGGTCTGACATTATTAAACTTATGCAAAATGACCCAGAGCGGTATATGGCAATGGCTGATGAAATTCAACGAGCCTACGCTGAAAACCGTGTGAGGTCTTAATCACATTCTGAAAGGAACTTTATTATGGCTCTTGGCTCAAATCATGTAACTAACACCACCGCTGCTACTTTTATCCCGGAACTCTGGTCTGACGAAATCGTAGCTGCATACAAAAACTCTCTTGTAATGGCTAACGTAGTCAACAAGATGCCTATGCGTGGTAAGAAAGGCGATACTATCCATATCCCTAAACCTACCCGTGGCTCTGCTTCTGCTAAAGCTGCATCTACTCAGGTTACCCTGCAGGCTGCAACTGAATCAGAAGTTGTTGTAACTATCGACAAGCACTACGAGTACTCTCGCTTGATCGAAGACATCACCGAAGTACAGGCACTTGCGTCTCTTCGTAAGTTCTACACTGATGACGCTGGTTACGCTCTAGCTAAACAGGTTGATACTGATCTGTTTGCTGAAGCAGTAAGCTCATTCACTAAGTACTACATTGATGGTGCTAACGGTCTTGCTGCTTACGCTGCAGACACTGTAACTGCTACCGACCTGTTCACTGACCTTGGTCTTCGTGACGCTATCCAGCTTCTGGATGACGCTGACGTACCTATGGATAACCGTGTTCTTGTCGTACCTCCATCAGCAGTAAACACTATCCGTGGCATTGATCGCTACATGTCTTCTGACTTTGCTCAGGGCGGTACTGTACGTGGTCAGATCGGCAGCCTCTACGGTATCCCTGTAGTTGTATCTACTAACTGCCCAGTCATCGAAACTGCAGCTGAGAACGCTGGTGGTAGTGTTGACGTTAAAGGTGCAGTACTGATGCACAAAGATGCTATCGTGTTCGCTGAACAGGCTGGTGTTCGTTCACAGACTCAGTACAAGCAGGAATACCTGTCTACTCTGTTCACTTCTGACACCCTCTATGGTGTTGAGACTCTGCGTTCAGAATCAGGTATCATCATCGCTCTCCCAGCGTAAGCTGACAATACATAGGGGACTCTTCGGGGTCCCTTTTTTCTCTTTCCAATGGGCTTTAAAGCCTAGAGCCTATCGCAAAGATTAATAGGAGAATGCTAAATGGCAATCTATCGTGGTGTAGGTGGTGCTTCTTCTACCACTAGCGCAGCTAACACAGAACAAGTAATTCAAGCCTCTACAGACGCAGTAGCTGCAGCAGCGGCAGCAGCCGTATCAGAAACTAATGCAGCAGCCTCTGCAGCCTCTGCAGCTAACTCATATGATGATTTCGATGATCGTTACTTAGGCGCTAAAGCCGCTGATCCATCTACAGACAATGATGGTGATGGTCTAGGAGAGGGCGCACTGTACTTCAACACTGTCTCTAATGAGATGAAGGTGTACACTGGTAGTGCATGGTCAGCCTTTACAGACCCTGTAACAACTACAGAGTCTAAGACACTAACGTCTGGACAGACTTCTGTAACCTTTACTAACTCTACAGGCTTTGCATCTTTCTACGTCAATGGCCCTGACA